GGACATCTCTTCTGTATTTAAATTTCTTAACAACACCATTATGAACTTCTTCTAATGTTATTTTAATATTTAACACTAAATCATGACCTCTTTTCTGTTGTTGTCTTGTGAATGGGTTTCCTTTAGCTCCAAAACCGAACTGATTAAAAATGTCTCCCATGCCGTTCCCACCAAAAGGATTCCCAGTATTTCCTTCTTCGTTACCAAACCTATCATAGTTACTTTTTTTAGTTTCATCAGAAAGAACTTCATATGCAGACGCAACGTCTTTGAATTTTTCTTCGGATTCCTTGTTGTCTGGGTTTACATCTGGGTGGTATTTTTTGGATAAATTCCTATATGCTTTCTTTATAGTTTTACTATCAGCATCTCTATTAATACCTAGTATTTTATAATAATCTTTTGTAGACATCTATTTATTTTTAATCAAATATAAGTATAATTAAACAATATGTACAGGGTAATACTCACAAAAAACGGGGAATATAAAATGACCCTTCATAGATGTAAGACAGTTGAAACTTCATTTGCTAACTACCATAGGTTAATTGATGAAAATGAATCTGTATTATTTCCAAAGAAGTTTATAAACTATAATGGTATAAAACCAGTTAAGTATAAAATATACATTGTTAAAGATACTGAAGAAGGTGATGAATTCAGGAGTAGAAGAGACTCTATCGGCAGAACTTATAAGGAAAAACCTCTTTTTGGGATATGGACTGTTTTAGATGAACACCCATATAATATAGAGGAAAATTTCTGGATGTATGGTAGGGATTCAAAAAACGATAGAATCACAATTCATGAAGTTACTAAATACTTAATGAAAAATATTAATAACAGTAAACAATCAAAACAAATTATAGTGGTATATAATAAATTAGTTATTTATAATGAGGAGCAGTTTGATATGGTTATTTGTAAGTGTAAAAAAGATGCTCAGAGATTACACCATGAATTAAGTAGAGCGGTAAAAAATAATAAGATTAAGGGTTTGGTCTTTATGGGCACTGCTAGTAAGGCTATGATTGGTAGAATGTATGATATAATCCAAGAAAACACTGGGTGGGACATCCTTAAAATTAGAAGGACATCGACCAGACCCTAGCATTTATTTTAAATCTTGTTGTTCACTTAAGTGAATTTCTAAATTATTAATTATCCTGGTCAAGTCTTTGTAATCTTGACTTTCAGAACCACCGTCCTTTAATTCTAATAATAATTCATCAACTCTATATAATAATGATAGTAGTTGACACTCTTTATCGTTATTCACCATCACCTTTAATTTCAACATCATTTGAAGTATCGTCCTTACCTTCATCTGCACCTTGACCAACATCAAAGTTTTTTGTAAGGTCTTCAATCAATTTATTTACTTTTTTCATATCAGCTTTAGCGACCTGTACTGGATTTATACATTCTATCCTTTCCTCACCATCTGTAGGTAAGAAAAAAGCCATAGCGTTCGCTTCTCTTTGCGCTAATGCTTCGTTAACCGAATTTGCAAACGGTTGTACAATATCTGGATTTGTCATCATTTCTCTATCCAAATAAAATACTATTAATAAAGGGTATCCTTTTTCCATAATTTAAATTTTTATTTATTATATTTTATTTTTTACTCTTTCTGAAATAGGTATTGCATCTCCTTGTTCGTCAATCCTAACAAAAGTTATGTTTGTACCTAATATAACGTTTTGTTTTCCATTGTAAACATTATGACTCCTAGCTTCTAATTTTAGAGATATACTTGTGGTACCTATTTTATCAACCTGACCGTATATCTTTAATAATTGACCCTCCCTTGCTGGTTTATTAAACACACATTTATCAATTGATTTTGTTACCATTCTTGGGGTGTCACAAAACTCACACGCAAAGGATGCTGCTGCGGCATCTAACCACGCTAATAATTTACCACCAAATAAATTTCCGTGGAAACCTAAGTCTGATTTTTTAATTGGGTGTTGGGTTATGTAGTTCATTCTTGGTTTATATATTCTTGATAACTAATTTCAGTGATATTAGATTTTAAATCTTCCTTACTATTAACCCAGTCATCTGGTGTGAAATATTCTGATAACATCTCATTAATTAATAAATCCTTATCTTCTTTGTTTACAATTTCTGCTTTTAATGGCTTACCATTTTGGTCAACCAAATAAACTATTGATTCTGAATTGTCTTCTTTAATTTGTTTTACTAAAATTCTCATATTTAATTTTTAACTTCCTTATTTATTATATTCTAAATTTAAGTATTTTTTTTTAAAGTGTAAACATTAAAAAAGGGATTTGTGAAAAAAATCACAAATCCCCTTAATAAATCAGAATGCTGAGGCTTTTTACTTCTAACCCTGTGTCGAAGTTGTTGTTTTTTTTATTGGAAAACCAATCTGTAGGAAACAACTAAACCTCTCTTCTCTGTTTGTATATAGTTAAGAGTTTGCTGAATGCATTCTTTATATCATATTTTTATCTTGTCATATCTTTCCGAATTAATAACATCACTCATAATACTATATGGTGTAATGTCTTTCCCAGAAAGTAATGCAGTTAGTAGTGCTGGACTAAACCCACTAACTAATGCGGTACCTTGTTTATCAAATTTAACTGGTATATTGTCTTGTCTTGATTGGATATTCCAGTAAACAATTTTTGGCATCTTATAACCAGAATCATTATACATATTTTCAATCATTTCTTGTGCAGTAGGGTTCCAATCTGATTTACTATTATTATAACCCCAACCACCAATACCAGTTGCTTGATTGAATTCCATATCTGAAAGAATTAGTATCATTGTAGGCATGTCATCACTGCTAACATTATTGTTAACAGATGCTTCTAAAAGTCTTTTAAATGTAGCTTCAATATTTGTTGACCCGCCCCAGTCGGCTCTACTTAATTGTGTGAACCTATCTGAAAGGTTTCCTTTTAAGTATTCCAACTTTGGTGAATTTGAGAAAGTGAAAAACGCATCTTTAAATGGTCCTTCATTTCTTTCTGAAATATATAACCCTAGTGAAATTGCAACATCCATACATGATAGGTTTGGGTTGTTTCCAGCTGGTACGCCCATAGAACCAGACACGTCAACAACTGGTAAAACTCTTTCATTTGAACCTTCCATATAGTTAGGTAATGATTTCCATTGCTCAACTGCACCCTCTGAAGAACCATGGTTTAAGTTCTTTGTAACATCATACGGGTATATTGCACCTGTATTTATCTTGGTTTCACCCTTACTTAGTGATTCTAAGTATTTGTTAAACCCTTTGGTATCGTTTCTATCAAAAGCTCTCATGTAGTCAGACATTGCTTTTGATGGTACGTGTGAATAATTAATATCTTCAAATTTCTTAGAACACATTAATTGCTCAACCGTGTTTGATAGATTAGATAATAATTTTCTATATGATTTAGGGTCTAAACCTAAATGTTTTCTAATAGCTGATGCCCATCTCTTCTTCTCTCTATTTTTACTATTACCTCTTGGCATCCACTTAGCACACAAACCGTTATTACCTTCAAGGGCACATGCGATTTCACCTAAAGCTTCTTTCTCTAGTTTGGTTCCGATTAGAAATAACATATCATCCCATCTTCCGTATTCTGGAATTAAAGATATATTGTTTTTAAGAACAGAAGTTTTATTTTTAACTAGGTATGTTAGAATTTCTCTAAAAGTATTTCTTTCACCAGCTCCACCCCTAATATCTCTAGACCAGAACAATATTTTCATGGTCGTTAATGGGTTCTCACTAAAAGCTTTACTAAATGCCTTTATTTTAACTTCTTTACTTTGACCTCTTAAGGCACCGATTTTAAAAAATAAGTCAACACAATGATTTATAGATGTTGAGTTTGTACTCATTCCGTTCTCTGTTAAAGAGTCTTTAGTCTGTAAAGCGTTAATTAAATTAGTCATAGTTTTAGTTTAGATTTTAACTTCGAAACAAATATAGTATAATTTTTTTTATTGTCAACTATTTTTAAAATTATTTTAATAAATTTTGTAACTTTATTTCTATCTCGTTAAGTTTCATTTGATTTGTTTGGATAATTTTCTCTTCCTTTTCTGGCATAGTTATAGGGTATTTAGATTTAATTATAGAAATCTGTCTTTGGAGCATATCACCTTCCCTAATGTAATTGTCGTAAGCTTGTGCTTTTTCTTCTTGTGTCATATTAATTATTTTTTAAATTTTTTCAAACCAAGCTCTGATTGTCATGCTTGTGTTCTGTATATTAGTAAACTCAATATTATTTATCTCACCATCATCAACAAAGTAATATCCTACATTTCCTGAATAATGACTACCTCCAAATGGAGAGAAATAATTTAAGGTTAAGTCGTAATTTGTTGAAGATGGTATATTTGCAAGGTTATATGTTCTATTGCCACCGTTATTTAATCTATAAACTGTTTGAGTTGTGAATTCAATAGTGTCGTTTGGGTATTCTGTAGCAAAAGCTGAAACATATTTGGTTAGCACCCACTTAGTCCCAATTAATGGGTTTGTATAACTACCACCAGTAATAGTACCACCGTTATTATAACCACTTTGCCAGTGTGTTGTGTCTTGAGGTGTTTCTTCAACTAACTCATATGGTGTATAGTCTTCTTTTTTACATGAAGTAATCGATAAACTAAATATTAGTAATAATAATGTAGTAATTGATAATAACTTTTTTATACTTGTTTTCATTCGATTATTTTTAAGATTCAGTACAAATATAAAAAAAATATTTTAATCTTCCAAATCTTTTTTAATAAATCTTACTCTAACCCCACCCATTTCGACTTCTAAAACCTCTTTGTGAACAAAAGTAGTGTTGTCTGGATTTGATTCGTAAAATAAATGTTCGTCAAGTTTCATGTGGTTTCTACTATCTAATTCATATACTAGAACTAAACCTTCTTTGTGTATGTTTTTATTATTAACGACCTCCGATACTGTCTCTATTAATTCTGTGTAATTCATATTAAAACTTAGTAAAAATATTTTTTATAGTGTCTGATACCTTTTGATACCAACTTTTTTTTATAACTTTTATTTTATTAGGGTTTTTTTTAACCTTATCACCTAAACCAGATTTTATTTCGTTAATGAATTTACCTTTATTTCTGGTTGTATTTTCTTTTGTAGCTTTAATGTCGTTAACGATAGAATCTATAGTTTCTATACTGTCTTCATAAGCCTCTTCCTTCTCTAAATTATTCTTGAAAGTTTCATTGTGTTTTTTAAACTTACCTAAAACTTCTTCCAATGATATCTTACCTTCTAAATTCTTCTTACTCATATATTTTGTATCTTAGTACTTAAACCAGGATATAGTGGTGATGGTAATTCGTCTTTACTACACCAAAGGTAATCATGGTTTTCATGGTCCAATTTAGGTATAAATTCTGAATTAGTAAATCCTTCGTAATAATAAAACTCTGAATTTTTAATAGTATTAACGATTTTTTTCTTAAAAGTGAAGTCTATTTTAGTATCTGGATTATCAGCGTTTATTTGCATCTCTTCACCTATCTCTCTTTTAAGACCAGTTAACACTTCTTCACCTTCATCTATACCACCACTAACCATAGCCCATTTGTTTGAATGGGTGCCCTCGGCTCTAAGTAATAGTAAGACTCTATTGGTTTCTAAACACTTAATTAATACACCAGCCGCTTTCTTTGGTTCTCCTGGACCTATTTCTTCTAATAATCTCTTCCTAATAAACTCCTTCATATTATATAAATATTGACAATGTCATCATTATATACTATTTTTGTCAAAAAAACAAAGTTATGATTAAATTATTTATTTTTATTTTAGTGTGTTACGGAATTAGTAACATTTTAGTGTATGGTTCTATATTTGAATCATTCAGAAGTTTACTGTCTAAGTTGGGAACTGGTGATAAAAGTCTATACAAATTATTCACTTGTATGATGTGTATGCCAACATGGGTTGGTTTTGGTTTGTCTTACTTATTGCAATCGCAAGGTATGGATACACCACTTACAATGTATGGTGTTGAAAACTTATACTTAGCGGTATTCTTAGATGGTGTATTAGCTAGTGGGGGTGTTTACGCATTCAATGTATTAGTTGAACACTTTGAGGGTTAGAAATAAAATCCCTCCTCACATAGGGGGATTTTGTTGTTTAAATTTCTTTTATTATAAATAAATTATTCCGATAAATTTAATGCTGACCTTAACTTGTCATTGTAGATTTTAGTACCTCTACTAAAATATCCAGACATCTTATCTAACCTATTTCCCTTTTTGTCTATTCTAAAAAGGGTGGAAACTGAATCACCATCTGAAGCTACTAATGAACTATCTTTTGGGTCTAGGTAATAGTCAAAATCTTTACCAGAATAACTACCTTTAAACTTTAAATTTTTATTATTACTTATAGCATCATCAGCAACTTCTTGGTCTGTGTCAATGTCTACAGCTGAATTCATTTTTTGTTTTATTAGTTCTTGATATTGTTTAGCCATTTCTTCGGTATATTTATGAATTCTTTTCTCAATATCAAGTAAATTTTTACCATTTTTAACTTTATCTTGAATCGAGTCTAATGTATTTAAAATAACATTATGGTTAATTTCTTTTTTTGCTCTATCACCATCTAATACAACATTACCATTTTTATCAACCATATATAGTTCATCAGCTTCTTGTCTAATCTCGTTGGCTACTTTATCTAATAAACCTTTAACACGTTCTGGTTCGAATTCTAAATAATGTTTAATAGCGTGGCTTAATAAACCATGAGTATTCCCTTCTGGTGAAGGATATTCATCTTCCTTATTAAAAATAATAGTCCTTTTACCACCAGGTAAATCTTCGTCTGGACTATCATGGAATTTTAATTCTAATAATAGCTTATAAGAGTTAATAAAATTCTCAATAATTAATGATTCACCAATTACATTCTTTGATTGTAAGTATCTTTGTTCGGCTAATAAGTTAACCTTTTGCATATTGTATTTCTTATCGAATCTTCTCATATTTTATCACCCTTAGCTAAAGCTTTTTTAAGATTACCAATATTATTAACATTAATTATTTCATCAAACCCTTCAGCTTTACTAGGAGCTTGATACGATTTAAACATTCTATCAAACGCTTGTGGTGGAATAGTTTTAGATTTACCCATTCTTTTTGCGGCCTCGGCTCTCTTGGCTGCCATCTTCTTAATGATTTCCTCTGCACCAGCAAATTTAAAATCAACAGCAACGGTTGTATATTCGTCTTCATTACCTTCAATGGCTTTAAGCGCACCTTTTCTAGAACCAGGATT